GGGATAGCCGTCGTCGGGGAACAAGATCTTCCTCGACTTCGGCATCGCGAAGCCCAGCAACCGCTTGTGCGTGAACTGGTCTTGGACCTTCCGGAACTTGGGCTCCTGCCAGATGGCAGACATCACCGCACACACCCGCTTGGCGTGCTCCTTCTGCTTGTCGGTCCACTGCCCCTTGTAGCCAGTGGCGCCCCCTAGGAAGATCTCGCGTTGCTCGGCCTTAGAGCCCACCTGCTGGCCTCGCAGGTGGAAACGCCACAGGTCCCCACCCCCACGCCGAAAACCGCAGGAGAGGGGCATCTCGGCCAAGTATGACTGCAAGAGATCGAGGTCGGCTTCGGCGCAGGCTCCAAGCATCCGGCTGACGGCGAAAATGGTGGCTGCCTCGCACCACTGGATGAGCCCCACGGACAGGATACAGCGGTCGTACATGTTGACGGCGCCATACCGTCCGCCCTCGGTGGCCGTCAGCGTGGCGAGCGTCTTGTCCCAGAATGTGGGCTCAGGTGGGATGGAGTACCGATGCTTGCCGAGCGTGAAGGGTCCGGAGTACTTGGAGTAGGATCCCCAACGGATCAACGGAAGGTACTCGTCCGACTTCATGGGACATACCCTACCGTCGGTCGCGCGCCTTCTCAAGCAACCATCCGCGGTAGCAGCTTCTCAGCTCCGATGAACAGAAGCGTCCGGGGTCGCCATCCAGGTACGCCAGGAAGTCTCTGGCCTGCTTCATGGACGAGAACACAGGACCGAAAGTCCACCCACCTTCGACCATCACGACGAACGGCTCACCCTCGTCTGTCTGCCCCTCCAGCAGCTCCACAGCAGACCAGAGTACGGTAGAAATCAGGTGCGGTTAAGCCAAAGCTCGTGCAGCTTGCGAAGTTCAGGATCGTCCATCGCGCGAGGGTCTTTTCCGTCAGCCTCCCTTGACACGAAGGCCAAAAAGTCCTCTAGCGCTTCGGCGTCCTCGAACGTCGGGCCGAACACCCAGCCGCTCACACTGTCGAGCATCAGCGCGCACGTGTCGTCCCGGTTGCCGTCCTTGAATCCCTCAATCGTCCACACGCCCATGGTCGGAGAGTACTAGGTGGGGGAACGATTGTCAACTTCGATCAGAAGTTGCAGCCGAAGAACACAGCGTTGTCCGTCGCCGCCACGAATTCGGGCCACGGTCCATCGGCGTAGTCGTCTGTCTCGCCGAGCTGGAGAGTAATACTCTGGGCCGCGTGACCCGCGATTCGTACGGCGCCCACGGCTACAACGAAGCGGTCGTTCACGCCTCCAGAAGTCCAAGCCGGGTCTGTGATGGATGCCATGTGCCATCCAGATCCAGTGAAAGCTGATTGATCCTGTGCAATCCCTTGGAGCCTCGTCGACAAGTCTCCGCTCACACGACCAAACTCCCCCACCGCCCCGCCCTGAGTGAGCAATCCGAAAGAGCAGTCGGCCCCAACCGCCGTGCAGTCGATTTGATAGCGGTAGGTACCTGTCGTCGGCCACGCCGATTCACCAGGACGCCCAGTAGGAGACGCCGCCGCCCACACGAGCGTTCCTTGGTCCTTGACCGCGCCGAAGGTTTCCGTACCCACTCCCGTCGCCGTAAGCCCGAGAGCGTTCTCGTTCTCAGCAGCGTAAGCCCCAATCGAGAGGTCATCCAAGTTGTGATAGAAGGTCTGCGTTCCTTTCGGCTTGATCCACCGACCCTGCGAGCGCTGAGGCTTCACGCGGCCGTTCTCGTCCAGCTCTGACGGATCCAATCCCTCCGTCCACTCGCGCCAACCGCGTACGCTGCGGGCTGCTTGGTGGGCGTCGTGGTGTTCGTCGCTCACCCACCGCCCCTTCAACTCAGGGCGCAGGCGTCGGGGGAAGGCAGACCAAGGGCGCACCTGGACTGTGGGGTTGCCTTGGTAGGCTGCTCGAAACACCGACAGCATCTCGGTATCGGCATACACCGTCTGCATGTGGTGCGTGTCGATCGCTCCACCCAAACGCGGATCAGCGGAGGGAGCCAGATGGCGCAGAGTGAATTCGCGTGCCCAGCGATAGCCTGGCGGCCAATCCGTAGGATCGTCGTACCAAACTGTCACGCGGAGAACGCCGGCACCTGCGGGCTCAACGGAATAGTGATCGGCACCCTCAAACACCACCCCCTGCACACACAAGGCGTGCAGGGGGAAGTTGCCGCCGACTACGCCGGAAGCCCAATCGGACGAGTCACACTCCAGCCAATCCGCGGGAGTGTCCTGCGTAGGCTGGTAGAGGACTCTCATCAGGTTGGGTAGCCGACGAGGGCACGTGCCTCGGCGAGCTTCTGCTCGTAGTAGGAGCCTTGCCCATCGTCGAGCACCGGCCAGTTGGCACCCGAGCCCATGGTCGAGTCGATGAGCTTCGCGTCGATGTTCGTAGCCGGCAGCGACGAACTGGCGTCGCTGTAATACCCCTTGGTCGAAGCATGTGGAGGAGTGAAATCCCTTTTGCTCACCACGACCCCATCGTAGGACTCCGCTACGCGGTACTGGCTGTTGCCGCTGTATTCATCCCAGAACGGGCCGCCAGCATCGCCGTTGAGATCCCGAACGAGGTAGACCGCTACGACGATCATGTTCCCCTTGATGGCGTTCTCCAAATCAATGGACCCGACCTCGGGATTGAAGTTGCGCTGTCGGTGGACCAACTGCCCCGCAGGGTTGATCAGGACCACGTGTACCTTGTTGTCTGCTGCCATGACTCTCTCTCCTAACTATTCGCCGTACTTGACCCCGGCGATGTCATCCCACACAGCGTCCACCGCCGTGTCGATATCACCATCCACAATTGTGGAGGGATCTGCAACATCTCCTACCTGCGTGGCAACAGCCCGATAGAAGCAAGCCAAGTTCTGAGCACCCGAAAGTACTCCGACCCCGAGCGCATGTCGCTTGTCGGTCTTGTCCGCGCTGAAACCCGTCGTCGCCGGGTCTTCACCAACTACGTCGGTAGCAGCACGAAACACCGACTGACGGCACCGCCGCTGGAAGTCCGCGTTCTCCGAGGTATCTGCTTGCTGAATCAGAGTCATGATCTGTCCTATGAGAAATCCAACGACGCGACGCCGAAGTAGTTCGTTCCGTCGTAGTAGAGGGAGATGATGTCCACAGCGCCCGCCGCGGTAGACAACGTGGGAGCAGTCCCACCAGGCCACTTCACCGAAGCAGGCCAGGTCACCGTGCGACTGCCTGTTCCGTCCTGCACAAGCCGCAAAACGAAGTTCCCTGGACCTTGCCACGTTTGAAACGTGAACGTGATGTTCGCGCCTAGCGTGATCTTGTGCTTCTGGCTGAGATCCCAGTCGATTTCATACGGCGTGGACGATACCGTTCCGTGATCGTTCTCAGCCACAAACGTCGCCACGTTCGAGACCTTCACGTACTGAAACTGGAAGAGCCCATCGTCCGAACCGTTGATTCCTCCAGTGTCGGCCACAAGAGTGGCCGTGGCCTTGATCTTCTTGCCCGTCGTCCCGTCGAACTTCGGCAGGTTACTACCCGAGACACCGTTGGGACCGAACAGGTCCCCGACATCCTGTGTCACACCGTCCAAGCGGATCCTCAGCTTCTTGTCCGTGACGTTGTACCAAAGCTCCCCCTCCACAGGCGACGCAGGGTCGTCCGTCAGAGGATCTAGGATAATGCTGGTTGCTTTGAGCGCCACGCCTACCTCAGAAGCTAGCTGGACTCACCGTCCTTCACTGCAATCCATGCCACATGCACCAGGCCCGTCGTGCCGTTCGACCCGAGGTCGATCGTGAAGCTGCCCGCTGCTTGGGTCGTCACGTTCGGCGCGTAAGACCGTGTTCCGTCCGTGCGGGCCGTCAGCGTAACAGCGTAGTTGGCATCGGCAAACGCCGCGCTGAGCGTGACCGTGGCCACCTTCGGCGAGCCCGAGAAAGAAGCCGCCAACACACGCCCGGCCTTGTGAACGAGGAACCCACCACCGGCCGTCGCTGTGGTCTCGGTCCAGACAGCCGCCCCGGTGGAATTGTCGAGGCAGACCCACTCCTTGTCGGTCGAGACGTTCACCCAGCGAGAACCCACCACGTAGCCGGCGCTGCCGTCGTCGTTGACGGTGGGGTTGGCAGACGAGCTGAGGTTGGACTGCGGCATGAAACCGTGTCCGGACGAAGACGACAGCGAGTGCTGCGTACCTCCGCCCCGTGTCCCGTGCTGAGCGTCCGAAGCCAAAACACCCACCTGGATGTCGTTGGCGTTGACAGTGATCGAACCGTCGGCGTTTGCGATCACGTTGAGCGTGACATCCCCGACGCCGCCACCGGTCATACCCGCGCCGGCTGTGATGTCTTGGTCGTCCTTGGCACCGGGTTCGATACCGTCCAGCTTGGTGCCGTCCGCACTCACATCCCGCCCGTCGACATTGCCAACGTTCGTGATGGCGTTGGTCCCCATGTCGAGACTGCCCGCCATGGCTCGCGCGCCAGAGGCGAGCAAGTACTGGGTGTGATCATCGTCCGAGAGTCCGAGAAGGGAGCCATGATCGGTGGTCTGCTCCCACAACTCCCAAGCACTCCCCGAGTACTGGTAGTTGTTGTTCTCGTCCATCACACGGCAGGTGTAGCCCTCCAAAGGCGTCGTGAATTCCCACGCCGCGCCATCCCACTCGGCGATGTCGTCCTCGTGTGTAGACCACGCACCCGTCGCAGGAGAAGCGACGATGTAACGGTCGCCCGTGGACGGGGAACCCGGAGGAGCCGTCAAGTCCTTGTCGATGACGGGAGATTGCCAGGAGAGCCCTTGTAGCCGCTGAGTGATCTGGTCGTTGGTCCAAGCCAGCGTCGCCGCATCCCCATCAGCCGTCGGAGTGCCGAGCCCCGTCACCTTGTTGTCGCCCATGGCGATGTTGCCGGCGACGGTGTTGTTCTGGGTACGGGCCTGCTCCAGCGTCACCTGGTGCGGGTTGGACGTGCTGGTCGTGTGCGCATCCAGCTCGTCCTTGTCGACCAGCGTCTCGGTGGAGCCGTTCCGGTAGACCTTCAGACGGTTCTCGGTCGTATTGTACCAGACCTGACCTTCTGCCGGAGTACCGGGATCGGAAGTCAGCTCGTCGAAGATGATCCCTACAACCTGAAGCGCCATGACTATTCTCCTGTGGCCGTCGTCGACCAGCCTACCTCAACCAGATGGGCGATGTTACTCGATCCCAGGGACACAACGAAGCTCCCCGCCGCCTTGCTCTCGACAGTGGCCGGGTAGGTGATGTTGTTCATCGTCACCGCGTTGATGCTGACCGAATAGTTCGTGTCCGGATACGGTGTGGTGAAAGTGACGGTGGCCTTACGGGGGCTACCGCTGAAGTTGCCCGGAATGAGAATCCCCGCCTTGATGTTCTTGCCGGAGATCTGAAGGCTCTCGTCGCCTCCGGGGCTCAGCGTAGTGAGCGTGATCCCTGTACCCTCCGCCAGCTTGCTCTCTAGGAAGTTAGCGATGGTGTCGTCAGAGCTGACCTTGACCTTCTTGTCGTCCGTCCCTCCACCTTCTGGAGACACGGTGAGCAGCACGCGCTCATCCTGAATTCGTTGGATGATCCCATCGGCCGTGATCACCTTCGCCAGCGGAATGTAGAGCCCGGTCCCCGGATAACCTGTGGTGTTGATGACAAGCGCCCCACCAGCGTCCAGGTAAACGTAGTTGGTGGAGTTGTCCGTGACGCCCTGGTAGACGGCCCCCGAGTAGTACCCCATCGTGCCGCCGAGGTCGTACCGGAAGCCCTTGACGTCTACCTGAAGATCATCGACGGCAGCGACCAGCCCCACCATGAGCTGGGCTTCCATCCCTACCGTCCCGATCACATTCACAGGCATGGCCTACTCCACATACCCTCTGATCTCGCCGTCTACTTCCTGCGACGCCTGCGAAAGCCGGATCCTGCGCAAGATCACCTTCTTCGTACTCCCGTCGCCGACCATTGTAGTCCCATCCCGCGCATGGGAGCTATCAGGGAACGCCTCATAGACGGTCTGCCCCGACAGGTACAGCCGCGAAACGACGTGCTCCGCGGCTCCGTCGTAGTACACAACGTCCACACGGGAGCCGTCCTCGGATGGGTCGCCCGCGGCTCCTGCGGACACTATCTGAAGGTAGAAGGTTTGCGCGCTCGGGATGACGTACTCGGTGTCGTGGGGGTTGGAGATACCCCCCGAAATGCTCAGCTCGTTCTCTGGCTGAGCAATGATGACCTCAGTGGCGCCCGGAGGTGGAGTCGGCAGCGCGTTGGTGACTTTGAGGTTCTTGCTGCCGTCCACCCGGAGATGCTGAGCGTAACCCTCTGCATCCCGACCAGCCGCTAGCAGCGCCCGAGTGTTCGCCGGTAGAGCGGTCTCATCCGCTACGGACAGCTCGACACCAATCGAGTCGAACAACACCTGCGGCCAGCCGTCCGCTGCCGCAGCCTTGGTCCCTTGCGCAACCTTTCCGATCTCGTTCGTACCTGCCGGAAGCTGGTCGGTGATCTTCTTGATGCCGTCCGTGTCTTTGATCGAATCAAGAACGGCATCTATGGTCGTGAGCTTCCCATCCGCAGAAGTCAGCGTCTCTTCGGTCGACGGATTGACGAAGGCCCCATCACTCGCCCTAGCGATCTTGGAGGCAATCTGAAGCCGATAAACCGCCCCGTCCAACACCACCGCCACCGGGTTGGTTCCGGTGGAGTCGTAGAGAATGGCTGCGGGACTCTTGGCCATCAGTGCACCACGATCGTTCTAGTGCGGCTCGTTTCGAAGATGCCGCTGTAGGATATCGCATCCGTGATGGTAACGAGAGAGCTAGATCCGTCCGTGTCGTAGATGTCCCACTCTTCCTCTGTGATGATGGCCCCCGTCCAAGTCGTGGCCAAACTGACGATCATCTTCGCCTTGGAGGCGGACTCGTACCAGATTTCGCTTGTCGGGAAGACTGCTCCGGAGGGAAGAGTCTCCTTGTAGCTCCCCGAAGGGAAGCCGTCCGCCGGCCCATCGTCGATGAAGTGGATGAGCTGGCGGAGGGCTTTGTGCTGGGCTTCGCTGATCCCGCTGCCCGAGCGGGGGTCGTACTCACCGGTGCTGTCGACGAAGCTCCAGCGACCCGCGTAGTAGCGCACCTCTCCTTCGACGGTAGCGACCGTCCCCGTCTGGTCGACGTAGATGGCCTCTTCCTCTCGGAGAGGTGCGCCAGGTCTGCGGTCCGGAGTACGACCCATCCCCTATCTCTTCCGCCTCCCTGCGGCGCGCTTCTTCGCGTCCGCCTTCTTGGCTGCCTTGGCCGCCGCCTCGCGCTTTGCCTTGGCTACCTCCTTGGCACTGGCTTGCCTTTTCGCCTTCTTCGCTGCCGCCGTCTCCGAGGGAGTTTTCGCCTTCGGGGTCTTCACCGGAGCCTTGGGCGGGAGGTCTGGAGCCGGCGCCGGAGCCGTCTTGGGAACCGCCTTCGGCTTACGACGAGGCTTCGGGGAGGACTCCGGCGGAGGACCCCGCTCCTCGGGAGGCGGTGCGGGCTCTCCAGCACCCTCTTCCGGCGCCTCAGAGGCCCCCTCAGCCTGTCTCTGGGCCTTCAGGCTACCACCAGGCCGCACGCCTGTAGGACGCCTGGAAGGCCCCCTAGAGGGCGGGGAAACGGTCTCGTGGCCACCGTCTCCGTCTTCCGCGATCTCCCCCGCCGCTTGGGCCGCCCGGAACGCTTGGATCTTCGCTTCCTCGGCGTCGTGCTCCTTCTTGATCCGTTGCACCTCGTACGTGGCCTCATCCATCCGGCCCTTCATGATCGGTACCTGCACACGAGTCTTCTTGGCGAGATGCGACAAAAAGTTGAGGCACGTGTGGATGTAGCGATCCGCGTGCTTGGCTTCTTCCGGATCGATCTTCCCTTCGTCTAGCTCCTTTCGTAGTCTGGCGAAAACGTCTCGTTCGATGCCCTCAGCCGCCGTCTTCAGAGACTTGGCCGCGCCCTCCGTCCGATACAATTCCGCCGTAAGAGCATCAAGGCGGTCGTCCGCCTTGATCCCCATGTCCTCCAAAATGGCCTTTTTCAGCTCAGCCTTTTCTACGCCCATGAGGGCCTAGACTACTACGTCAGCGACCCGGTGATGAACATTTGGATGACGTCCGGGTTGCCGGGGCTCGCCTTCAGGTTGAATTCTGCGTAGAAGCAGCCGTACTGCTGATCGGGAGTCGCCGTCGCCGATGGATATACGTCGTTGTTGGCTGCCGCATCGACCCCATTGAGCATCAACTGCCCGTTGACGAAAATTTCGACATCATCCACGAAGGTGACGTTTCGGTAGTCGAGAAGGTCTGCCGAGATGTTCGCAGACCCCGGACCGTTCGGCCCTTCGATCAGAGTGTTGGCCGTGATGTTCGTCGACACGCTCGCCGTCGCCCGATGCCGGTTGTCGTTACCCGACGCCTGCACGATGGCGTTCAGAATCGACACCTCGCCGAATTCGGTTTCGAAGTTATCCCACTCGGTCGAGCTGTCCGACAGCACGAGGTCTGTCGCGTACCCGGAACCCGCCTGGTACTGATCGGTGAACGCCAACAGTGCCGCGCTGTCGAGCTTCAGGTCGCCAGAGCCGCCAGACGCCACAGTCAGCGCCCCGCCGCTGTCGATCTGATTGGCCGTCGTACCGATGTTGATCGTCGTTCCGGCCGCTCCTGTGTCGAAGCTCGCACCGTTCAGGAAGTTGTTGAGCACCGCATCGACATCGAAAACGTCGACATCGGACCCGATGAGCACCGTGCTCGCGCTGGTGCCGCTGTTCTCCGTGATTCCGAAGAGGATGGCCTCGGCGTCGTCCCGAATCTGCCAGACTAGCCCAGCGCCCTCCAAGTCGAGGTAGCTGTGCGTGGTGACGTCAACCGGAGTGACACCTTGATTGTCGTAGGCCACCTGGCGGGTCACAGTGGATCCGCTGGGAACGTCCACGATGGCGCCCCGCAGGAAGTCCTGCTCGTTCAAGTCAGCAAGACCGACACGCTCGACCGAAGCGTAGTTGATGCTCTTGCCGTTCATGTCGGCAGCCGTCACCAGCTCCAAGTCGTCGCCGGTGGCGTTGACGACCACGAACGAGAGCTGCGCCCGGTTCGGCGTGGTGCCCGTCATCGTCGAACCATCGGTGCTCGACTCCGTTTGGAACAGAGCCCAAACCCGACGACCACTGCTGTCCAGAATCGGGTCGCGCGTCGAAGCGTCCACGATCTCACAGAGGTTCTTCGGAGCGATGGCTGTCGAACCGGACACCTCGTCCAACCCTGCCGTCGCGAACGTCGTCGCCGTAGCGCCGACGGTGCCCAGCGTGGTCACGGACCCGATCGCAGCCGTCGTGTTGGACGGCAACTCCGAGAGCGCCAGGACTACCACCTGGACCGACCCCAACGGTCCGACATCCGTCAGATTCGCGACGCTGCGGAGAACGCGCTTCCGCTCCGTGTCGTGTAGGTCTTGGTTGAGGTCGTCGATGCCGCGCGCCGCGCCGCTCTCAAACGTCGAAGGCACCGCAAGCGCTGCGTACCAGTCGTTGCCCGACACCGTGGTGTTCAGGAACCTGTTGAGCTGCGAGATGACGCCGCCGAGGAACTGCTCCATGTTCCAAGTAGTCGTCTCCAGTCCGGAGCCGGCTGCCACTTGGTCATCAAACGTGTCCAGGGTTTTGATCTGCGTCTCGGGACGAATGAAGGTGCGCGCCATCTACCTCTCCTCCGGGGGTTCTTTTCGATCGCGTCCGTTCAAACGTACCAGCGTCCAATACTTAGGCCATCCTACAACTTGGATGCAGCTTCATCAAGAAGCGACCGGGATGGCCTCTGGTGTCACTGTAACAGATCCGGGCGTCTTCGTGATGACCTCGGAAATGTCGATGATCAGATTGCCCTCAGTGTCGAGCTTCGCCGTCTGCGTGGACGTGTCCAGCAGCGTGGTGTAGCCGTCGATGACGGCGTTGACGAAGCCCACTCCCTCTACGGCCAGAATCACCTCCACCAAGTCTGAGAGGAACAGCGAGTCTCCGAATTCTCGGTCCTTCAGAACGCCGTCGATCGCCGTCTCCGTAGCAGTGCGCGTCTGCTCCAGCGAGTACCCCTGCTTGACACCCAACCGCACCGAGATGACGGGGAAGATCAAGAACTTGCCACCAGACACCACCTCGACAGTCTGAGTGACTTCCTTCTTCGTGTTCAAGTAGTCCTCCAGCGAGCCCACCAGCCCGTTGCTGGGCGTCGTGTAGAAGCCCGCAGCGTCCCGCACGAGGATGGGGACCGTGACGAGGTTCGCCTTGCAGTCGGCCGACAAGATCTTGTCCACATGCTCGTCGATGATGGTCAGATTCTCGGCCACGATAGCCGCTGAGTCGCCGGATAGCGTCGGGTCGAGAACGTCCGCCACCCCCTCCAACGTGAACTGGAAGGTCTTGAACAACCCCGTGCTGTCCGAAGGAGTGGTCGTGTCGTAGTATCCCACGATCACGTCGATGGAAGCCCGAGCGTCCTCCAGGCTCTTCAAGTAAGAGTCCGACCCGTCGATCTGCGTGGCCGTCTTCGACAGACCGATCTTGTCGATCTCGTCGTTGACCAACCCGATGGCTCCGATCTGCGTGTCCGAGGCTCCCTTGATGGTGGCCGCCTTGGAGACGATGGAGTCCTGCAAGGCGTCGATCTGGTCGAAGTACGCTATGATCGAATCCTTGGTGGCAGTAGTAAGCGCGTCAGGGCCGGGCGTAGGGATCGCGTTGACGACTACCTTAGCGGCTGCGATGTGGGTCTTCGAAGTGTCGGCGTCGACATCGACCTCCAACGACAGGTTCCGGTTTCCGCGGACGCCTGAGAGAAGCGACGCTTCGTTGGCACTGATGGTGTTCATCGACGTGACGGCGTTGTCGAGCGCCGTCGTGATGTTCGCCGAGAAGTCCAGGAGCTGATACAGCGTGCCCGTCGAAGCCGTCGTTGCGTCTGCGATCTCGTCCCTCAACACATCGACCGAACTGTCCAACGCGCTCGTAATGGCCAAGATGGCGTCCTGAAGCACCAAGTCCGTAGCCGCCGACCGCGACGAAATGGCCTGCGCTACGGCCACGCGACCATACACAGGATCTGCGTAGGACCCGGCCAAAGCGTCGTAGTCCTCGCGCGTGACAGCCACCCGGCGAGAGTTGAACACGCGCCCCGCGAACGACTTGGCGTGATCCAACGACTCCAAGTCGTCTCCGCCGGAGGACCCTTGGATGTTGTCGATGCTCAGCGACACCGCTTCGCCGGCAACTACCAGCGGTGTGATCTCGCTCTGAATGGTCTCCTTGGCCACGATGCCGGACTTGCCCGACGTGGCGATGTAGGTGACGACGATGGATGCGCCCGTTGTCGGGATGTTCCCTGCGGTGCCGTCGCCGAAGCGAACCGTCGTGGGGTCGTCGTTGTAGCCGACTTCGTAGTGATCGGTCTCCTCGAACTTCAGGAAGTCCTCTTCCTTGAACGCCACCCCATCCACGACCGCTTCCACTGAACCGGAAGCTACGAACTTGCCCTCCGGAACGCGGTTGAGGGTGAACACCTGGTTCGCTGTGCCGTCGGAGGTGAACGTCTCGGAGACCGTCTCCCCTTCATAGACCGGTACGAACTTGGACGTTCCCGCGGCCTGCTCTGCCGGAGACCACTCGACCAGCTCCGCCGCCTCGAATATGAGATCGTTTGGCCCCTGAAACTGGAAGCCTGGTGTGATAGGTACTGTGAACGACTTGGCTTCGGTGACGAGAACCGTCAGATCCGTGGAGGACGCCACAGCGCCGCCCATCTTGTACCCGAGCTGCCTCGTAATCCTCGCCACCCCGCGGCGCGTACGGGCCGTCGTCAGATAGACCTCGGTGGCTCGCCGGTCCAGATAGAAGCTCAGCGAGTCCAACCCGTAGGCGATCATGTCGAGCAGCATCATGCCCAACGACGCCAGGGCGAAGTCGTTGTAGTACGCAGCGAACTTGACTTGTAGCCGAGCCCGCAAGTCGTCCACGTGGGTATCGAAATCGAACCCGACGTACCTGACCCTGTTGATTGATGCGAGTGCCATGTCGATTCCCTACTCCGTTGGACCCTGGTTCGCCCCGACGGCTACCGACACGCTGTCAGGCTCCTGCGTGGAGACGACTACGTAGTAAACGGTGATGATGATGGTGTCCGAGTACGAATACGCCCCGTCGTTCTTGGCCTTCTGCACGTCTACCTTCTGAATGATCACTCTAGGCTCATACTGGGTGATGGCATTGACCACCGAGGTACGAACAGCCGAAGCGAGAAGCTGGTCGTTGTCCTCGAACACGTAGCTGTGGGCTCCGGAGCCAAACTCCGGACGCATCACGCGCTCACCCTTGGCGGTTAGGATGATCTGAATCAGGGAATCCCTGATCAACTCGTCGTCGGTGGCCTCTTTGGGCAACGACGAAGAGCCCGCCTGAAACGGGAAGGCTATGCCTCTGTAGATTTCCTCCGCCAGGGGTACCTCAGTGTACTACGCAGCCTCCGCCAAGTCGTCTGCGGGGCACGCCGGAAGCGACGGCAGCGCAGGCAAAGCCGGAAGAGCCGGCAACCCCGGAAGAGCGGGAAGAGATGGAAGCGCCAGAGTAGGCAGCGGGATGGTCGGGAAGGGCAAGTCGATCGACGGAAGCGATGGCAACGTCGGGAGCGCTGGGAGGGCCGGGATCCCAGGGAGCGCTGGAAGCGCCGGGAGTGACAACGACGGAAACGGGATGGAAGGGAACGGCAGGTCGATCGTAGGGAGCGCCGGAAGCGCAGGCAGCGCCGGCAACCCCGGCAACCCAGGAAGCGCCGGCAACGCCGGGAGCGCCAAGGTTGGCGGGAATGGAGGCAGCGCGCATAGGGAAGCCATTCACCTTACGCCTTGACCTTCACAGACATGGATTGGAAGGGAGGGGGAGGACCCATAGCTCCAGCAGCCGCCGGACCCGTCGGTGCGCCAGGCGGCACGGTCTGTAGATGCGTGTGCCCAGAGAGCCAAGGGAGCAGCAGCTCCGCGATGGCCACCGACAGCGGCGCCCCGTCTCCAAGGAACAACCCGCCGCTCTTCAGGTTGATGTTCGGAGCGTTCAGATTGATGTTCTTCGTAGCGATGATGTTGATGTCGCCCGTTCCGGGGAGCACCACTGAGCTGCCACCACTGTCGACCAACGACAGCCCCTTCGGGCCGGAAGCGATGTAGTGCCCGTTGGCATCCTGGATGAGAATTTCCTTCTTCTCGGTGTTGATGGCGATCGTGGCCCCATCCGCGTCTTTGAGCTGAATGGCCTTTTCATCGAAAGAGAGGGTTGCGAACTTGTCCCCCGCAGCAATCTCCTTCGCCACCTTGTCGGGATCGGACTTCGCGGGGTCGCCGTCTGCGATCTTGTGCCACACGAGACGCACGCTCTCCTCACCCGGCGCGTCGTTGAACAACAGCAGATGGCCGGCTCGGGACCGAAAGCCTCGCTTCTGCGGCTTGCCATCGACGTAGCCGAATTCCTTCGGTACAGGGCTGTTCGTATCTGGCTCTGTATTCCAACCCCCGTAGTACGCCTTGGGCTCGCCAGGGTCGCCGTTGTCGAATTCCACCCGGACCCTTCCGCCAACCAGCGGAGGATTGAACCACCCGAACCTGTCCCCGGTGACGTCGACCGCCGAAGACACCCACTTGTCCAAGGGCAGAAGCTCGCTGTGCCCGGCCTCGGGACAGGTGATCTTGATGCGCCCTCGCTCCTCCGGGTCCTCGTTATCCATAACGATCGACCGGTACGAGCTGTAGTAGGCCCGGAACGTATCCTCCAGACCGAAGTTCGCGACGCTCTCTCGGAGGTCTTCGACGGTCTCGATATCGCGTTCGTAGATGTCTTCCGCCATCAGGTGGCACTCCCAGATTCGGTTGAGGCGTCCTGTTCGCCTCCCTCAGCCTTGGGGTTCTGAACAACGCCCTCAGCGTCCTTACCCTCCGCGGTGTCGATCCCTTGGGTGTACCCAACCCAGTTGGTCGTGAACCCCGAAGATCCCAGCGTGTGGACGACTTCGTAGACCTTGTATACCCAGTCGAACTTCTTGCTCACTCCGACGATCTCGGCAGTCCTTCCAGGAACTAGATCGGGGACACCCAGAGACTCCACCTCGACACGAAGACCTCCGCGGTTCAACTGCCCCTTGATGAACCCGTGCATCGTGTCGACCTGCTTCTTCGACTCAGGGTCATCGCTGTGGAAGGCGTCCAAGCCGCTACCCGTCTTGAGATCTGGCTCCGGGTAGTCGACGCCTGTGGGCCGGACCACTTTCGAGCCGGTGCGCAGAACCGGCTTGCCGCCAGCTTCGTCCTTGTCTGCCCCGACCACCTTCTTGACCGGCTCTCCGGTCTTGTCACTGATGCCTGCGAGAAAGGACCCAACCAGGGACTGCGGATAGAAAACGGCGGTCGTGGGCGAGTTGAACGAGAGAATTGGGTAGACACCTGTGTTGGGTCCGAGCCCCCCGCTGCCGTCATCTCCGACGACTCTGCCGGGGAAGAACTGGAATCGCCACTTGGGCGGCTCCGAACGACGCCCCTCGTCGGGGTATATGTGGATCTTAGTCACCCCCGTCTTGTAGTCGAACGACACATCAAACGAGCATTGAGAGTCCTGAACGAGTTTCTTGATGAGCGTCCACTCGGATAGATACCCAGGAGCCCACGCCTCGATCTTCTCCGTCCTCAGAGCTTCCTGCCAAGGAAACGCCCCTCCCGTCGCAGCCAACGCCTCGAAAGGCGTCTCCTTCACTTCCTTAGCGTCTATCTCGATCTTGCGCGGGTTCTTCGGGTCCGGACCCAAAGCTAGCTTCTCTATGATCTCCAGCCGGGTCATCTTCGCCACCTGACCGTTGACCATCATGCGCTTCATGCTGAAAGAAGGATGCGGCTGAGCAGAGATGTTGACCGTGATCTCCGTCCCAACCGACACATCAGGAGTCATGATCTTACCGGCGTACACCGGAGAGAATACCGCCTTGCCCTTAGCTCCTAGATACCCGAATTGAACCTGAATGTAGGACTGCCCGAACTTGATGACCTCGTTATCGAGGAACTTGATCATGTATTCGTAGGGACCGCCGAGCGTGGCGGTGATGGTGTAGAATTCGTTCTGTCGGAGCGTGACCACCAAGTCGGTGAGAATCGGAAGCGGCGGTATTACCCCGTCCTGGTGCGCGTTCGTCCACAGCGGAATGCGCGTGTCATCGTCGTTGACGATGGCCGCCATCATGACCGGGTTGGCGAAGTCGTATAGATCGCCTCCAGCCATCAGAACACAACCCCCTTGAACAGCTCTTGCTGCACGTAGGAAACGGACGGGATCCGAATGACGTCGCCTTCGTTGAGCTGCGTCTGTGGCAGGTCGATGTCGTTCGCCTTGGCGATGACCCACCACAACACCGCATCGCCATAGCGATCAAAGGCGAGCAGGTCAATCCTGTCCGTAGCCTTCACCTGGTACAGCTCGTCGTCGATCTGAATGGGGATGTCCGGTAGGTCCGAGTTGTTCCAAAACTCGTACTCGTCCAGCTCCACAAAGTCGTAGAACCGTAGACGACTGCGCTGCCTTACCTTTACCGAAGCCATGGTCTACTCCTACGGACGATCTCTTCTCGCTCCAGTCGGCGCTCCCGCTGCCGGCGCCTTCCTGCCCTTGCCTGCCGCCCCCGCCGCCGCTGCGATCTTGATTCCGTTCGTTGCTTTGATCAACTCGGAGAGCCGGGAATTGGTCATGTCAGTGGCCTTGATCAAAGCGTTGAAAGAAGGGAACCCTTGGTCACGCCACCAGTTGGGCTCATGAATGGCCGCCGCCAGGGACTTGCCCTCAGCAGACAACTCACTGAACGGCTTCGTCTTCAGAGTCCGAGCCAACCGCTCCTCTCGGTCCGCTTCCTCTTCGGACTTCCTCAGAGCCTCCCGCTGACCTTGAGCGTACTTGAACGCCCGGCCCACATCGCGGAAGCCCTTGGCGATCTCGTCCATCTGGTTCTTGGCGCTCTGGATGGCCGTGTCCATGTGCGCCGTCATCTCCCGAGAGATGTTGTTCATCTCGGAGAAGGCATTGCGGAAAGCATCCTTCAGATCGTCCAAGAAGCCCTTGAACGTGTTCAGCTCGTTCTTCACGAAGGTCTTGGTGGAAGACTCGATCGAACTGAACGTGGAAGCGGTGGTGGCTTCGAACACCTCCATCGCGTCCCTCCACGCCTTCACCATCGACAGCGAATTCGTCTCCACCGTTTCCGCGGAAGCGGTCATCGACTTATCAATGTCCTTGTCGATGGAGTGCCGGAACATCTTGTCGATCCAACCGTCCAGCTTCTCGAATAACCACTTCAGCGGGCCGAGAGCTTCTTCCACCTTCGTTTTGATCTCGCCCCAAATCCTACTCATGATCTTGGCGATGTCGTTCCACATACCCTCAAAGAACGCCTTGGCTTTCCCCCACGTGCCCTTGATGCCGCCGCCCTTGCCGTCGTCCCAGATTCCGATCACGAAGTTCTTGACTTCGTTCAGCGGCTTCGTGACGGCATCCAACACACCAGAGAACAGATCAGCGAAGAACTGCTTTACGTCTCCCCACGCCGCCTGAATGTCCGTCCAGACGTTCTTCGCGGCGGCGACGATATCGCTCCAGATCTTCTTCCCGGCCTTCGCAATGCTGCTGAAGACTTCCTTCAGCTTCGTCTTGGCGTCGTCCCACGCCTTCCTGATGGCCTTCCATGCGTCCGTCGCGGCCTTGGATATGGCCTTCCACTGCTTCTTGAGGAACTTGAATACGACATCGAAGCCCTTCTTGAGCAGCTTCAGGCCCTTTTCGATCGGCTTGACGATGACCGAATTGAAGATGTCCTTGATGAACTTGAATACGGCCCCGGTGGTCTCCTCCAACCACGTCCAAGCATCGGCCAACCCTTCGAACACCTCGGGGAACGCCTCCACGAGCCAATCGCCAATGCCCATGAACAGGCCCTTCACGATTGCCCATGCGATCTCAAACGGCGCCAGGAGAAACGCGTTCATCGCGTCCTGCATCGCCTTCGGATCCTTGAACAGCTCCACGACGAGCATGATCAGAGCCCCGATGAGGTCGGCAGCCAGCGTCAGGATAACTGGCGTCAGCTCCTTGAACAGCTTGGTTAGGAGCGGAAGGATCTTCGGGAGAATCTTCGGGATCGCCTTCAGCAGCGCCATCACCAGATTCACCAACGCCGGAACGAGCTTGGTGAGGATGTCGGGCAGGCGCTCGCCTATCATCGACACCACCTTGATGAACGCCTCCACCAACTTGGGGAGAATGGTGGTGAAGGCATCTATGAAGGCGTTGATGATCTTGCCCCAATCCATCTCCGCTAGGAAGGTGACGACCTTTTCAATGAGCGTTATGAGCGCTCCGACGATCGTCACCAACAACCCAGACCAGTCCACCTTGGCCAAGAATTCGAGCGCGGCCACGAAGAGCGTGATGAGCGCCTTTCCGATCATGACGGCGCGGTCCACCAACGCCTTCACCAACCGCTGAATCATCTCCTGCATCTTCGGGCTGGCCAGCATGTTCACAACGGCAAGCAGACCGTCGAACACGGCGTTCATGATCTTCTCCCAGGGGATCTGCTTCAGAAACTCGTTCCCCTTTTCGAAGAAGCCGACGATGACCGAGAAGATCTGAGAGATGACGTCGCCCCAATTGATGGAGGTAAGCGCTCCCACCAGACCCTTGAACACCTCCTTGAATACCGTGAGCAGGTCGGTGATGATCTTGCCGATTGTTCCGGGGTCCTTCGCCGCCCCCGAGAAACCCCCCGCGATGGCTTGGATGATTCCAACGGCGATGCCGCCGACAGACTTCGCTGCCTTTCCGATACCCTTGATGATGCCGGTGAAGAATTCCTTCCAGTCGATCTCCTGAGCCAGCTCAGCCAACTTGCCGGTGATCTCTCCAATCGACTTGACGAGCGCCTTGAACACCGCCTTGCCGAACCCGGCGAGACCCTTCAGGAAGGTGTTCTGGGCCTTCTTAGGTCCCTTGACGAAGATCTTGTCCAGCCAGTCGACGACCTTCTTGGACAGGTTCGCCAGCGTCTTCTCTATGTCCTTGGTGGCCTTCTTGAACGCCTCCGCCCAGCTCTTCGTCTGCATCCGCGCGTCGAGCAGCTTGAGACTGAACGCGGTGATGATGGCCACCAGCGGACCGAGCGCGAGCGTCCACTTCGGGAAGAAGATCAAAGCACCGCCAAGGGCTCCGATGATTGGCCCCATCTGCGCCAAGACTTCGGCGAGCACGGCCGCGAGAGGTCGCAGCGATTCGGGGATGAGCGCGAGAGCACCGATGCTGTGCATATCGCTCATCATCGTGACCATCTTGCCCATCGGACCGCCCTTCGCGGCCAGATCTTTCATCGTCCGAGTGAGCTTCCCGAATTCCTTCACCGAATCGCGGACGAACTTCTGCCGCGCTCCGCCGATGGCGCGGAAGCTCGTGACCATGCCTTCCTTGGCGAGATCGAACGACTCCTGCAACGTGCGACCGGTACTGAACCCCTGCTTTCCCAACTCTCCGATCGTCTCCGTCGCCTCGCTGACGTCCTTCATGGTCTTGAAGACCTCATCGTCAGCCTTGGCCAAGAAGTTGGTCAGCTCGTCGATGCCCGCCACGCCGGTGCTCTGGAGACGCTTGCGCATGAAGGCCATGACGTCGCTGATGTCCGCCCCGGACTTCTTGGCGTCCTCGCGGAGAACCTGAAGCCCCTTGATGAACCCCTCCGGACCTTCCTGCATCATCGCGAACGACTTGTCGACGCGGACACCGGAGAGCATCAGCTCCTTCGCGAGCCCCGGCAGATCTCTTTCCAAGCCGGCCTGCATCCCTTGGAATGCGTCCTGAGCCTCCACGAGTGACCCGGACAGCCCCATGGCTAGGCTCCGAGCTTCGTCCGCGCTGTGCCCCAACGCACCGAACCCGGCCGCCACCGCCGCCGTCTGCTTGGCAAACTCCGCCATCCTCGCCGGATCCTGCTCGCCTCCCACGAGAGCCATCTGCTTCTGGAGTATCTTCATCATCTCCGGAAGCGCCCCAACGGCTCCGGAGACGTCCTGCGTGGTCTGCCCCATCTTGGTGAAGCTAGAGGTGATCCGCTTGATCTCCTTCTCGCCCAGCCCCATCTT